ACGACCGGATTAGGCCGAGGTTGACCGTGTTGGGCGTGAAACTCATCAACCAGCGATGCCAGTCGATAAATGTCCCCAGCATAGTATGCCGAGTCGCCCAGCTTCCGACGCGGTTGCCCTGACTGTTCATCAATCCCGTTGAGGAATGCGACCCAGTCGGGGTGCGGCGGGGGACCGTTCAATGACTTCGCGCCGGGCGCGAGATCATCCACTTTGTCCCAGAGGGTGAGAGAGGCTTTGTTCGCCCGCTCCTTTTCCAAAGCATTGAGACGCCGTTCAACACGGTCCTCAACTTCTCTGGCGGCCCGATTCGCTTCGGTCGTTGCCAACCGACTCTGTACCTCAAGTGCCTCATCGCCGATCAGTTCCCTTTCCTCTGCGCTTGTATGCGCGAGGTAGGCCGGACCTGCCGACGCTACGGGCTGATGCGGTTCGTGCACCTGCTGCTGGACCTGAAAGGATAGCTCGTCAATGACCCCCTGCTGCGAATTGTACATCCCCTGAAGACTGTTGTTCTGCTGCCTGAGTTGCTCGTAAGCATCTCGGGAAACGAACTCGCCCTCGGGGGGTGGTGTTTCGCTCGGTTCGCCTTGCGGGACCGGAGGTGGCTGGGGCAGAGGCTGCGGGGTGACCCCTTCGAGGGCCCCCTGCGGCTCTTGGCTTATCGCATCGCGATATTCCTGGCGCCGTGCCGTTTCTTGCTCCAACGCTGCGTCTGTCTGAGCTGCCATGTCTCTCACTGCCTTCGGTAGTTTAACCTCAGTTGTCATGTCATCTTTCCGGCTCCACCCTTTCGTCGGCATCGTCGATTGGCCGCTTTCCGGTTTCGCCTAGTGGTCGGCATTTCGCGTCAGAGGCCGCTCACATGAGTCGGCATAGCACGACATTGGCCGCCGTGGGTTGCTACTTCCTAGTGTTCATTTTCACCACAAGGTCGGAAGCAATACCTATGTGGTTGATGATCTCGCGAAGCTCCTGGGCACGCCCTTGGCTCCGATAAAGGGGGATACCTTCGAGTTCATCATTCGCGGCACGCCGTTCCGCAAGGCGGACTTCCAGCCACTCCACGAGCTTCTGAAAATACGGGCCCGCTTGGGGCTGCATCTGCAGATACTTGATGATGTGGGCTATCTGTTCGTCTTCTGAGCGTGCCATTCCCTGAAAACCTCAATTGTTGGCGTTGGCGACTCGGACCCAGTTCGTTTTGTTGGCGATCAGGGTCAGCGTATCGGTCGGGCCAAGAGTGATGTTCGAGCCGAGGGCCAGGCGGGTGCCGTTGTCCTCGAACAAGACGCTGTTCGTACCGGCGTTTTCGAGTATCAGCACTCGCCCGGAATTCCTGGCGTTCGCGACCGTGCATGTTGCCACGGGGATACTCGAAGGGGTGAGCCGCAAGTAGCCTCGCAGATCACCACTAACGATGACATCACCGTTCGTGACAGTCAGGGACTTTGGCGTGTAATTGAGCGCCTCCGCGGTCGCCTTACCGGCGAAGAAATCTTCATACCGGGCAGCCACGCACAGTATGGCACCGACGAGAACGCAGCTCATGAGCAACGCTCCGGTTAAGTGTTTGCGATCCTGTTTCATCTATCTTCCTCCTTGTTGTTATAAGACTGCCGCGGCCGGTTCTCCGCTAGGTGGCTGTGGCAACTGAGCTGGTGACGGGGACCTGGTCCCCGTTCCGGTTCGCGATCTATCCTTCATCCCAGCCAACGCTTCGGTAGGCACCTGTTGGCCCACCGCTTCCATAGTCTTGGACTGTGCAATTTTGTCGGCCATAAGTTGTTGCTCGGTCTTCACGACGGAGTCTTTGGGCATGTCGAGTGTGCCAGCGACCTTGCGCCAGATCTCAGCCCTCTGCTCGACACCCACAATCTGTTGATCCATCTCGTTGGATCCTGTCATCTGCAAGAACTGCATCCTTCGGGCCATCAGTTGTTCCTGCATAATGAGACCGAGAATCCCGACCGTCATAACCCTGCAGTCGCCCTTCAGCGTCTCGTCCTCATCAAACATCATGTTCCACTCGTACTGCCGCCGTACGATGTCATGGATCACATCACGACCGATTCGCGCGATCACTTTCTTGATGCCGCGGGCTGCGTTGCTCATGAGCATGTTCAAGCCACTCGACGTCCTGCCCGCGCCCGTCACCGAAATGTTGCCGGAGATGTAGGCCGGGATCCCCGTGTACTCGTCTGCCAAGTTGGCGAACTTGTCATACACGAACAACAACTCCTGTGCGTTCGAGTTCGGCTGGAAGAAGTCGATGCCGGGGCCCTGGGCGTTCATGGGATTCTGCAACTGCCAGATCTTCCACGGGGCCAGTGCCTCGATCTCCTCGCCGGGGGGCAGCCGGTTGATGTCGTTGATGACGACCTGGGGGCCAGATGAGATACCGAGATTGTTCACCAGAGCCCGACAGGAGGCGTTGCAGATATTCTGAATGTCCATCATCAGTTCCGGGACGCCCTTGCCCCAGAATGATCCAGGTTGCTTCTCCCATTGGGTCACCGAGTAAGGTCGCCTGCCGAGCGGATCAGGATTGAACGCGGCATAAATGATGTAGCGGCCGGCGAGGATACAGTTCATTTCATATTCAGTCAGCGGGTCAATGGGTTTGCCGTCGTCATCATCAATGATGCCATGCCGTAGGAGAAGGAGCCCTTGGACCGAACCCCAGTACTCGAGGGCTTCGATCGTCTGCGTGTAGTGCCCCTCTTCGTCCTCATCGCGCTCCTCTAGTTCTGCCCGCTCCCAGTCGGTGTCGATCTCACGGCTGTACCCCGAGAGTCCGTACTTCGTGAGGACCAGGTCGATGGCCTCATCGTCGTAACCGTCAACGCCACGCATGTCTTGGAGGTCTTTGCGCCGCAGTCGCTGGCGCTCAATCAGGTTGCCCTCATCTTCGTCGGTAGAGTCCGAAGAGGGGAAGAGGTCGAATGGGCTGACGGACTTGTAGACAGGGATAAGTTCTTTGGAGCGCTTCGCATACGTCCGTCCGCCACGCTTGCCCCATTCCAACTTCTTGCGCTGACGGATGATCGGACCTTTCATGCAGCCGACCTTGAATGTCACCAGGCTGGTGAGGAACTCGTCGAACTCCTTCTCCCAGTCGCCCTCGGCCATCTGGTCATTGATCTTCACCTGCATCTTCTTCGCCCTGACAAATGCTTCCTTCAGCAGGCCGGCGTCGACGACTTCGCGCATCTCAATGGCAATTTCTGCCGTCTTATTCGGGTCGATACGTTGGCCTGTCTGGATGGATTCTTGGATCCACTTCTGTACCGCTGACTGAGCAATACGGCCAATAACATCGTCGGGGAGTTCGGGAATAGGAGTGGGTTCGAGTTCCCACGACTGCTCACCAACAGAGCCGAGGACATCCACGAGCCACGATTCGGCTGCTCGGCATTTGACGCCGGTCAAGGAGATGTAGACCTTACTGCCACCTTGTCGTTCGATCTCGGCTATCTTCGAATCGTCGTACTCGGCATTGCGCTGGAGCAAGCTGAACAGCATCGTTTCATCGATGTTCTGTTCCCGCTTGTGGTTGTAGTTCTCTTCCCACGCATTCTCGATGAACTGAGCGAGCCCCATGATCTTCGGGGTGAGTTGCTTTCTTTCGGCGGCAGCCTGCCGCTGCTCCATCTGCTCGATTTGCTCATTCGACAGGACACGCAGGAGCCCGGCGCTTTGTGGGTAAGCGTCTTGGTTGGGATCTGGGGTTCGTGCGCCGTAGACCATTTGGCCTCCATGGCAAAAGAAAAGGGACCACGATTACGGGTCCCGTAGTCCCTTTTCAGAAATTGCTTTCCTCACCGGTGGCCTACCGATGAGTTTGCCACTAGATTGTCTTAGTAGGTCATTGCCGAAGCGACATGCTTCCACTCACTCTGCTTACCAGAAACCCCTACGCTACCCGAGTGGGCCGTGGGCTTGTAGCATTTGACTTTGACCTCGTGATCCTTGGGATCCATTTTGCTGCTGGTCTGAACGAGCTTCGGCTGGTAATCGCCGCCTGAGTAACTTCCACCGTGTTTCTGTCCCCTCATCGCTTCTTACCTCCCCGTCGTTTTGTGTCGGTGGTCTTCGTGTAATACACGGGTACGCCAGCAGTCGTCCCATCAGGGGTGAGCATGCGTGGTGAACCGGTATCATCGACGACCGCCTTCTCTTTGACGATGCGCTTTTTCATGAATGAACCTCCATTGCGCTGATATTCTTGCAGGAACATTCTGAGGATGTCAATGGGGCGAACTAGGCGGGATGCGTTTTTGTCCTCACGTCCATCCTGCAGATGACGTTACGACAACGCGGCGTCGCGACGAGCGAGATGGCATGCCCGGACGCTCTGGTTTCATGGTGATTGGTCCCTGCGAGGCGAGGGCCGCATACTGGGCGGCTTCGCACGGATGACTGTATTCGTTCTTCTCTGGTTTGTCCGTATACCGGTCTCCGGTACTGAGCCGCATCTTCCGATAGCGATACCGACCCATAAGCCCTTTGCGGGTCCGCGGCGCCTTCGTTGGGCTGATGAGAAATCCCGGTTGGCCATCAACGAGTTTCGTCATGTAGCCAGCGAGTGCCTCGCGGCGCGCGATGAAATTGTTCGACGGTGCTGGATCGGTCGGAATCCCCAACCGCTCGAGTTCCTGCAGGCAAGTCGTCTCGTCGGATTCGGCACGAGCACCGCCCGCGGGGTCGCCAACGCTTTGGATGCGCATGCCCGGGTACTGGGACATCAGATGAGGTTTGACCACATCCCCAGCAAATGATCGGATACCACCGTCCTCGCAACATAACTCCTCGAGGATCCGGAGTTGCCCTCGGGGTGACACCTGGTTAATCAGGCAGGCAGGCGTGAGTCCAAAGTCCCACGAGAGGAGGAGGGGTAAGCCTCGATACGGCTCCAGATCTTTCTTCGCGCAGTGCAGTGAGTCGTTATACTCGGACATCACGGGCTTGCCAGCGACAACGGTGCCGTAATCGCCCATCAGGTAGACTTTGATCCACTCCTCGTCAGAGCCCTCTACAAGGTTCATCCAATAGCCGTAGCCCTTGTTGTGGCCGCCCACGTTCTCGCAAGCACCAACACCTTTTATCTGTCCCTGGTTGGGTATGTAGGTGGGGAAATTCTCGCCATCCGCAGGTGGCACTTTGATCACGGCCGGGGGCTGCCGGAAGAACTGATAGTTCTCAGGTTGCATCACTTCGGCGAGGTTATACCACCAGTGCTCATCGTCACATGGGTTCGTGTCCATGATGACGCCATTCCACGTTGTGCCTCCCATACGCGGGGAGGGGAAACGGTCCACTCTAGCCCGCGCATTATCCAAGACGGCCCTCGGCACTTCCACTGCCTCGTTGATCCAGACGCCGGTCAGATCGAGCGACTTGAGTTTGTTGACTGCCTCCTCGTCATCCAGCGCCATGAAAATAACTTCCATATTCAGGATCGTCTTATCAGGGAGCGTCAGCCACGTACTGCCCTTGTAGGGGGGCTGTTTGCTGATAGGCAGAATCTTCTCAGGAATCCATTCTTGGAAGGTCCGAATAGTCGTGTCGCGCAATTCTGGATACGTGGCTCTGATCACAGCCCACCGTGTCATGCGCACATTGTTGTACGGGTTCTGTTCACAGGACCGCGTGTACATCTCCATCACGCAGGCAGACGACTTGCCGGAACCATAGGGCCCCATGATACCCCGGACGAATTTCGGTGAACGATGGAAGAGCTCGGGTGTGGGCTCCGCGACATAATCAATGTCTTTCGGTACCGGTGCAAGGCTGAAGCCTTTGGACTTCTGCGGCATCTCAGTGGCCCTCCTTCTGCATGCCCTCGTTGACGTAGCCAGCCTGGCGTCCCGCCTTACCGCGGCTCGTGTGGCCTCCACCATCCCGGGCTTTTCCGCTGCTGGTCCTGGCTATACGCCGGGTCCCCTGTTCCACGACTCGGTATTTGCCCCTCAGCTTTCTGACTGACGTTCTGGGCATTGCTTAATACCTCGCACGCCGACCGCCGCGCATGACTGCCTTCGGCTGGCGTTTCTTGACAGTTGTCTTCTTCGCTGACTTGGTTCCGCGTTTCTTCTTCGCCATGAGTGAACTCCCGCAGTTATCTCGGTCGCATGAACACTACACGATGCTCGCCGATGCCGAGCATCTCGATAACCTTGATACAGCGATCCACGACTACCACATCAACCGGACGTACGCTGTTGAGGACAACGCCGCGTGGTTGCCTGACGAATGCCATCTCTACACCCGCGAAGAGGCATGCGGCCATCGTTTCGTCATACTCAAGCGAGAAACCGCTGCTGTGGAGAAGTTTGCTTTGGAGCTTCTTGAGGATGGGAAGGTGTTCGTCAAAGATGTGAGCCACCTCGCCACGCTTCTTCGAGGTGTTGCTCTTGTCCGCGCCCCGGAGTTGGATCGTGTTGTCGATACATTCGTCGATCGTGTAGAACTCCACGCTGTCAGGTTTGATGATCGTGCCCATTCGGCTCCTCCGCTATGTTCATGCATATTTTGAAACTGGCGTCGGCAAACCCCTTCTCGATGTACTGCCGACAAAACTGGACGCTCTCATAGTCGTCTTTCACGTCGGCCAGATGCGCGGCATGAATGACAGTACACAGAGCCTCACAGAGCATCGTCATCAACTCCTCTGGTTCGTCGACCGTAGTCGTCATACTGAAGAATTCCCGGCCATGCTGCATTTGGCGTGCAAGTAGCGCCTTCTGTTCAGTGGCGCAGGCATTCATCTCGTTGGACCCGTCCCGAGTCGAGGAGTATCTGCTGGGCCTCCTCGTATGTGGACATGCATGCGTGGTCGAATCTTCCGTCGGCAGTCCCACATGTCTGTTGAAAGAGTCCCTGTATGACATCGAGTAGTTCACTGATTCGCGTGCTCGTTTGTTTTCGGGCCGTCTGCTGGTAACCTGATGCTCTCTTCGCACAGGAGCGGCATTGCGTTTTGCCTTTCCGTGCCGGTTCCTTTCCGCATACTTTACACAGACCTTTGTGCCGGAGTCCAGCTTGGCGTTTGGCGTTGCGTGCGTTGTGAGCGTCGGCGCATGGTCGGCATCGCGTGGTGGTAGCTAGGTCACGGTGTCCGCATTGTCCGCATAGGCCATTGGCCACGCGACTAGTGCGGTACCGCGCCTGACGGCTCATCTGGAGTTTGTTCATTCGTCTCCTTCATGATCTCTTCGACCCGCGGATCCCCTCGGTATCCCACATGCCGGCAGCGGGCGTGAAAGAGGGAGGGGGAATCATCATCACCCCATACTTCGGCAAACGTGCTCACGGCTTCTGTGGCGTGACGCATGGTAGTCACGACGATGTCGCCAACCCTCGGGTGGGGCTGGAAGTAACCGTCCATCAGGCAGTGCCGCCAACTGATCCATCACAGG